GCATCAAACCTATATCAGTTTGTTCAACATTTCTGATGTAGATGTTGAAATCAGTCACGGAGATCGTATTGCCCAAGGTGAAATCGTCAAGACAAATCGTGTCAATCTGGTCGAAAGTTATGTTGAACCGTCCCAAAAAACTGATCGCGTCGGGGGTGTCGGCTCAACCGGGCGATAATCGGTATGTCTGATTTCTACCTGAATGCCAAGCAATATGGTAACAAGGTCTTGGTCCGTTCTATTCAGAACGGGCGAAGGCTTTCGTTCAAACATGATTACTGCCCCTATCTGTTTGTCGATTCGAACAAGGGTGAGGGTGAATACAAGAACATTTCGGGCCGATTTGTCGAGAAGATTCCTTTCGAGTCTATTCGTGACGCAAAGGATTTCATTGACCGCTACAAGGATGTGGCTGGATTCAACGTCTATGGTATGACGGATTTCGTGTATCCGTATATCAATGATCGTTGGGAAGGTGAGGTCCAGTATGATACTGACCTGATCAATGTGGTATCGACCGATATCGAAACCATGTCCGATGACGGCTTCCCGGATATCGAGACGGCGGACAAGGAAGTCACCCTGATTACCTTGTCTGATCGCAAGAAATTCATCGTACTTGGATGTGGTGATTTTGTCACAGACAGGGATAACGTCATCTATATCAAATGTCATGATGAAGAAGACCTTCTTAGGAAATTCATCCTGTCTTACGAACGACTTGACCCCGATATCCTGACAGGCTGGAATATCGAGTTTTTCGACGTACCTTACCTGTTTCGACGGATTACCCGTGTCTTGGGCGACTCGTGGGCAAAGCGTCTGTCGCCATGGGGTATCTGCATGGATAGGTATACCTATGATTCACACGGCAACAAGTCACTGACGATTGATGTGGTGGGATTGGCGGTTCTTGATTATCTGGCCCTTTACAAGAAATTCACCCTCAGCGTTCGGGAATCCTACAAGCTTGATTTCATCGGTGAACTTGAATTAGGCGAAAAGAAGCTTGACTATTCTGAATACGGAAGCCTGCATGAATTCTATGTGAACGATTTCCAAAGATTCACGGAATACAACATCCGCGATACCGAATTGATTGACATGCTCGAAGACAAGTTGAAATACATCGACTTGGCTATAAGCATTGCCTATGACGCCAAGATCAATTTCGTGGATGCGTTAACGTCAGTGCGTATGTGGGATGTGATTATCCACAACTACCTGATGAACAAAAAGATCGTTGTACCACAGAAAAAGACTTCCCAATACTTCAACAAGATCTCGGGCGGGTATGTGAAAGACCCTGTTCCGGGGGCGTATGATTGGGTCGTGTCATTCGACCTTAACTCACTCTATCCGCACCTGATATCAGGCTACAACATTTCCCCAGAAAAGTTTGTCGAGAAACGGGACGGGGTGACGGTAGATAACGTATTGGGCGGTTCTTTAGCCGCGATGCGGAAAGAGTTGATAGACGATAATGTGACCATTACCCCCAATGGATGTGTCTGGAATAGGGAAGGGCAGGGATTCCTAGGCGAATTGATGGATAAGCTGTATACGGAACGTAAACGTTACAAATCCATGTCGCTAGAGCAAAAAGGTATCTATAAGGCAACAGGTGATTTGGATGCTAAGAAACTACATGTCCGTTATGATAAGGCTCAGGGGGCGCGTAAGGTCCAATTAAACTCAGCATATGGTGCATTGGCCAATCAATACTTCCGGTGGTTCAACCCTGATCATGCCGAAAGCGTGACCATGGCCGGTCAATTGTCGATTCGGTGGATTGAACGTGATATCAATGCCTATATGAATCGTTTACTGAAGACTGACGGGGTTGACTATGTGATTGCATCCGATACGGACTCCATCTATATCAACATGGCGGATATCGTCACCAAAAGGTATCCAGATGGCAGTGACAAGAAAGAGATAGTCGATTATCTGGACAAGGTATGCTCTAAGGCGTTTGAGCCGTATATTGACGAATCCTATCAGAAGCTGGCGGATTACGTGAATGCGTTCCGACAGATGATGAAGATGAAGCGTGAATGTATCGCGGATAGAGGTGTGTGGACAGGCAAGAAACATTATGTCTTGAATGTCTGGAACAATGAGGGGGTGGCATTTCCCGAACCCGAACTGAAATATATGGGTATCGAGGTTGTCAAATCATCCACTCCCGCCGCCTGTCGTGAGGCCATGAAAGGTGCCCTGAAAATAATCATGTCAGGCGACAATGACGAAATCATTGCCTTTGTCGAGAATTTCCGAAAAAAGTTCAAGACCTTACCTTTTGAACAAATCGCCTTCCCGCGCGGGGTGAATGGTATCACGAAATACTATGATCATGTGCATGGATGGAAACCTAAATGTCCTGCGCATGTGAGGGGGGCATTGGTTTTTAATCGTGAGGTTGCCAATAGGGGGCTTGATAAGAGCCTACAGATGCTGCGGAATGGTGACAAGATCCGATTCGCTTATCTGGTCATGCCTAATCCTGTCCGATCCAACATCATTGCCTTTCCTGACGGGATACCGGCGGGGTTTGATGATATTCAGAAATTTGTTGACTTCGACACTCAGTTTGAAAAGGCGTTTCTCGGGCCGATTCGTGCCATTACCGATGTGGTTGGGTGGCAGTTGGAGCATGTTGCCACTCTAGAGGATTTTTTCGGATGATGGATGACTCCATGTGGGGGATTGTTGAACATAACAAGAACATGACTGTCCCTTGGTATCTAATGGCGTCTGTTGCCTATTATGTCGAGGATTCCCCGATTCTGACGGATTCTGCTTTTGACTCTCTGGCCAAGTACATGTTGCAGCATTGGTCTGATATCAAACACCGCCACAAGTCACTGATCACGGCTGAGGAACTTGACGCCGGAACCCTACTGGCCCCTACCAAACTGCCATCCATCGTGACAGATGCGCTAGGACATCTGCGACAGTATGGGGCAGACATGCCCGAGAAAGCCCCGGTTTCGGTCGGGTTGTCCGCATTTTTTGACGACTAAAAACATAGGTATATCAATAGGTTGTATATATTGCGCGGTAATGGTGTGATGTTTTTCGATTTTTCCTCTTGTCGGGTTATGGTTGCCCGGTTATATGTTGGTCATCGAAACGAACCAACTTGAAAGGAACTAACCAAATGTCGAAGTCGCCAATCAAAGCTGCCGAAACGCGCATCAAGGCCATTGATGACCGCCTGAAGGCTATCGTGGAAAACATGGAACGCGAAAAGCGTGAAATCGACCTTCTGAACCGCGAACGTTCGCAAACCGTGGCTTTCCTGAACATGTCGATCAAGATGCGCGACAAGGATGCCGGCGATTTTTCGGACATCGCACAAGCCCTGTCTCGTGCGCCGACGCCGGGCCGTCGCGGTCGCAAGAGCAACAACCCGGATAAGGAATCGATTGCCGAAAAGGCTATCGAAATCGTGAAGGCCGCTGGCGAACCCCTGCCGCTTGACCAAATCCTGATCATGATGCGTACGGAGGGTATGGTGTTTGACTCGAAGGATGAAATCGCCTTCCTGCGCAACAAGCTGTGGCTGATGAAGGACAAGATCGCCAATACCGGAACGGGCTACTGGCCGGTGGGCGAACCTCTGCCGGAAGAGGCGGCACTTGCTGAAGACGATGCGGCAGATGCTGAAAATGCGGGGGCAGAAGAAGGGGCAGGGGCATAAAGCCCCTGCTTCTACGTCTTAGCAAGGTTTACGGGAGACTTTCATGAATCTGACTGTATCATTCGAGTTCAAGACTGTTGATGAACTTCAGGATTTCCTTGAAAAAATTGATGGGAAAGCTGAATGCCGTCACCTGTTTGACTTTGAAGACGGCCAAGGCCCTGTACCGGCCCACCGACACCCGAACGGCGGCGGATGGGTCGCGGACACCGCGTATGTCGCCGAAACCGCCTATGTCGGGCCGGATGCTCGTGTTTTTGGGAAGGCTCATGTTTCCGAGAATGCTTGGGTTTCCGAGAATGCTTGGGTTTCCGAGAATGCTCGTGTTTCCGGTTATGCACATGTTTTCGGGGATGCTTGGGTTTCCGGGAATTCTCAAGTTTTCTGGTGGGCGAAGATTTCCGGGATTGCTCAGATTTACGGGAATGCTCAGGTTTCCGGGTATGCTCAGATTTTCGAGAATGCTCAGGTTTACGGGGATGCTAAAATTTCTGGAAAGTCTCAGGTTTACGGTGATGCTCAGGTTTACGGTGATGCTCAAGTCTATGGTTTCTCGCGGATTTATGGGAATGCCAAAGTTTACAAATTTGTTAAAGGTTCTGAATATGATCAGGTTTTGGGATGACAGAAAATACCATTAAGTTCGTAAGCCCGGAATCCCCGCCCGAAGGTCTTGATCGGGAATTGTTGACCATTCTTGCAGAAGAATGTTGTGAGGTCGGCCAACGTGTCAGTAAAGCCCTACGTTTCGGGTTGAGTGAAGTGCAACCGGGTCAACCTCTAACGAACACCGAACGTATCTCGGAAGAAGTCGGTGACTTGATTGCAGTAGTGGAAACCTTGACCGGGCGGGGAATTTTGTCAAAAGAAGATATCAGCGAAGCGATCCGCAAAAAATACACAAAACTTGAGAAATATCTTCAATCAGATAGTTGACAAACCGTTTTCTTGCGCCTATATTCATCATGTAAGCGATAGAAAAGAGGTACAACATGTTTCGTGATGTCATCCTTGTTCCCGCAAGCCGCGTCGAGGCCGTCAAGGCGCGTGTCGCCAAGCTTCAGAAACGCGCCAAGAAATACGGTAACGGCGATATCATCCTGCATTTCGGTGAAGCCGAAACCCACAAGATCACCGGCCCGAGTGGCGACAAAATCGCCATGGTCTTTTATCCGCTGATCGTGGTCGGTCGCGCACCGCTCTATCAGGACGGTTGGAAGCTGATGGGCCGGATTGAGCCGATTGGTGAAAACGGCAACTGCCTGATCCACACCATTCCGGGCCATGAAATTGACGCCCGGTTCCGCGAACATGGAACCTTTTGCGAACATTGCCAGATCAACCGTTATCGGAAAGATCTCTATGTCTTCGAAAAGGACGGCAAGCAAATCGCGGTCGGTCGGACGTGCCTTCGGGATTTCACGGGCTGCGATGATCCGAAAACGGTTGCTCAGCGGGTCGCAATGTTCATGGACCTTCGGGAAGAAATCGGCAACGAAGAAGATTGGGCCATGGGGTTCGGTTCCAATAGCTTCCGCACCGAAACCGTACTAAGTAAAGCTGCCGCCCACATTCGGAAGAACGGTTTCGTGTCGAAGAAAGTGGCGCTGGATCAGGGTATCTCTACCACGGCAGATGACGTGAAGGCCGATATGCGGGGCTACCCGGAATACCGCGTCGATACCGACGAAAAGGACGCGGAAATTGCCCGGATGACCATGGAAAAGTTTCGTCAGGACGAAAAGTTCGACAACGATTTCATGGAAAATGCCCGGCTGATCATCCTTGGTGACTACATCGACCTTGACCACTTTGGGATCGCGGTTGCCGCAGTTTCGGTGGCCATTCGGGAAAAGGCCAAGTTGGAAAACACCGCGAAAGCGGCGGCTCAGTCGGCCTTTGTCGGTAGCGTCAAGGAACGCCTGCGGGGTCTGAAACTGCGGGTTGAGCGGGTGGTGTATCTCGGATGTGGTGCCTACGGCGACCGTTACCTTCTGTCGATGAAGGATGACAACGGCAATGTAATGGTGTGGTTCACCGGAGCCGCAACCGCCGACGAAGGGGATGATGTGGTGCTTGACGGGACGGTCAAGGAACACAAGGTCTACAACGGGATCAGTCAAACGGTTCTGACGAACTGCCGGGTCAAGTAAATCCCCGACATATCCCTAAACAGAAACGGAAGCCTCACGGGGCTTCCGTAATTTTTTCAAAATATGAGGTATCTATGTCATTAGCCGATAAGTTGTTAAAGAATTCAAAGATCAAGGGAACATCCATGATCAAGGATTCCGAGGTATTTGGTAAGAAGGAAAGTGTCGTTACCAACGTCCCAATGATCAACGTTGCCTTGTCTGGTAAGGTGTCAGGCGGGTTATTGCCGGGTATGCTGATGTTGGCCGGCCCTTCGAAACACTTCAAAACCGCCTTTGCTTTGATCATGGCGGCGGCATTCCAAAAACAGTATCCAGACGGGTATATACTGTTCTACGATTCCGAGTTCGGATCTCCTGAAACCTACTTCCAGAGTTTCGGGATTGACATGGACCGGGTTATTCACTCACCATTAGAGAACATCGAAGAATTCAAGTTCGACATTGCAAACCAGTTAAAAGAAATTGTCAAGGGCGACAAGCTGTTGATCCTTGTCGATTCTGTCGGCAACCTTGCATCCAAGAAAGAAGTTGAGGACGCGATTGACGAAAAGGCTGTCGCGGACATGACACGCGCCAAGCAACTCAAGAGCCTTTTTCGAATCATCACGCCACACCTGAACCTCAAAGACATCCCAATGGTTGTCATCAACCACACATACAAGACGTTGGAAATGTATGCCAAGGACGTTGTGAGTGGCGGCACGGGCGGTTACTATTCCGCAGATGCTATCTGGATCATCGGGCGGCGACAGGACAAGGATACCGCGACCAAGGAAATTACCGGATATGACTTCATCATCAATATCGAGAAGTCGCGTCACGTTCGCGAGGGGTCGAAAATTCCGATTTCGGTATCGTTCTCAGGGGGCGTGAAAAAATGGTCGGGACTGTTTGACCTAGCCCTAGCACTCGGGTATATCCACAAGCCGAAACAGGGTTGGTATAACAAGGTCAATGGTGACACGGGCGAAATCACTGATGAGAAGAATTATCGGAAGGCTGAGTTAGAGGAAGATGCTGAATACTGGAAATACCTGTTGACCGAGACAGAATTTCCTAAGAAAATTAACGAAGCCTATACCCTGTCAAATGAGGGCGTTAAACTGTTCGATGATAGCGTGATTGAGTATGAGTGAATATAGCTTACACAAGGGGGATTGTCTGGAAGTGTTACCGAAACTTCCAGACAATTCAGTAGACTTGATACTGACAGACCCCCCTTACGGAACAACAGTGATTGGATGGGATGCTATCGTTCCGTTTGACAGGCTGTGGCCGGAACTTGAAAGGGTTCTGAAGCCTTTCGGAACGGTGGTCATGACGGCGGTGCAACCGTTCATGTCAAAGATGATCCTGTCCAATCTGGACATGTTCAAGTATACCCTTGTCTGGCGCAAGAGCCGCGCCGCCAATTTCCCACAAGCCCCCTATCGTTTCCTTACGGAACATGAAGATATCGTGGTGTTTTCGTGGGGAGGAACGTCCAAGAATGCCAAGAACCCCATGACATACAACCCGCAAGGTTTGGTCGATATCGACGTGGAACGGCCTGTCAGACCCATCAGATCTAAACATGCGCCGGGGAAAGGTAGACCCGCTTACAAACAAACCAAGACCAACTATCCCAAAAGCATCCTTGAATTTGCCTCAGAGAATGCGACATTTCATCCGACCCAAAAGCCTGTTGCGTTACTAGAATACCTTATCAGAACATTCACGAATGAAAACGAAACGGTTCTGGACTTCACCATGGGTTCTGGTAGTACGGGTGTTGCCGCAGGCCGCACGGATCGTAACTTCGTCGGTATCGAAATAGACGATACGTATTTCGAAACCTGTCAATCCCGTATCAAAGAAGCTTATACAAATCTCGGAGAATTTCTGAAATGAAGGAACAAATACCGTCCCGAAAGGTTAGTGACATATCATACATCTTTGGGGAAATGATATATGACCTTTGCGAGAAGGTCGATGAAGTCAAGGGATTGAGTAATGGTCAGACGGCTTTGTATTGGGAATTGGTCAATGTGATTTCAAGGCATATGGGGGATTGATGGGGTTCGAGATATACGAAACCTACGGGTTCAAAATCTATCTGGATACCTCAGAATCCCCCATGATGAAGGCTCGCGCCGCCGAAAACTATGAGGTCGAGAAGTTCCGATTTCTGTCAAGTGTTTTGACGAAGGATATTACCTTCATTGACGTTGGGGCAAACAAGGGCGATTTCACCTTACATGCTGCCAGATATGCAGGTAGGGTGTTCTCTATCGAGCCGCATCCTGACAACCTGTCTTGGCTTCGGAAATCCGTTGACCTGAATAGTTTCGACAACGTGACGATTATCCCCGGATGTGCAACCGACTCTGAAGGGGAGTGTATCTTAAATGTTGGTCGATATAGCGGGCACCATTCTCTTGTACGGTACGAGCATAGCCGAATATCCGTTGCCGGTTTTCGTCTTGATCGTCTTGGTATCGCAGGGGATATTGTCGTCAAAATAGACGTAGAGGGTGCGGAAAAGCTTGTGCTTGCCGGGTCTTCTGATATCTTGTCGCAATTCCGATATGCCTTGATAGACGTGGATTCCGGTGATTACGAAGGTGTCAGAACCCTCTTGCCGGGTATGGAATTGATCAAGCGGTCAGGCAAGGAAGTGTTTTATAGAAGGATTGACGATTGATTGAAAATTCGATCCTTTCCGGGCTTGTTGATAATGAAGACTATGCCCGGAAGGTGTTGCCGTTCATTTCAGAAGACTATTTCGAGGATAGGGAATATCGCCTTGTCTTCGAAATGTCTCGTGACTACATTCAGAAATACAACTCACTACCCACCAAGGATGTTTTGAATATCGCTTTGGGGGAAGTTACGACTCTCAATCAAGACGGGTTCGAGAAGGCGAAAGGTATCATTGAAAGCCTGTCCTATGACCCCAAAACCAATCAAGAATGGTTGGTAGAGGCTACAGAAAAGTTCTGTCAGGATCGGGCGATTTACAACGCGGTGCGCAAGTCGATCTTGATCCTAGACGAAGAGGATAAGAGTCTTGACCGTGGCGCGATTCCACAAATCCTGTCCGACGCTTTGGGGGTATCTTTCGATTCCTCAATCGGCCACGATTATATCGAGAATGCCAGCGAACGGTTTGACTTCTACAGGACCAAAGAAGATAAGATACCTTTTGACATTGATATCCTTAACAAAATTACAAAAGGCGGGGTTTCTCGGAAATCTATCTCGATTATTCTTGCAGGCACTGGCATCGGGAAAACTCTCTTCATGTGCCATTGTGCTGCGGCCAACATGATGATGGGGCACAACGTCCTTTACATCACTATGGAAATGGCAGAAGAACGTATCTCCGAACGTATAGACGCCAATCTACTTGACGTGACGGTTGACGAGTTACGCCGTCTTGATCGTAAAACCTTTGAATCAAAAATTGAAAGGGTCAAATCGAAAACTACCGGCAAGCTTGTTGTCAAGGAATATCCGACAGCAAGTGCCGGGGCCAACCATTTCCGGTTTCTGTTGAATGAATTGAGGTTGAAGAAGAACTTCATCCCCGATATCATCTACATTGACTACCTGAATATTTGCACATCTTCCCGTCTGAAGTCATCGCCGAATGTCAACAGCTACACCTATATCAAGGCCATTGCCGAAGAACTTCGGGGTTTGGCGGTAGAATTCAACGTGCCTGTCATCAGCGCGACACAAACGACCAGATCGGGGTATCAATCGTCTGACCTTGAATTGGGGGATACCTCAGAATCATTCGGTCTACCGGCTACCGCAGACTTGTTCCTAGGGTTGATGTCAACAGAAGAATTGGAGAATCTGCAACAGATCATGGTTAAGCAACTCAAGAACCGATGGGGGGATATCAACTACTACAAGCGGTTCGTGGTGGGTATTGACCGGGCCAAGATGCGGTTGTATGATTGCGATCTATCTGCACAAGACGAGTTGACGGATGCCGGTACACGGGATTACGACGACAAACCGAAACCGAAGTTCGGGGGGTTCAGTTGATATATGTCGTCAATGGATTCCCAAAAAGATTTGTGAAAGAAGATTTTAACTCTATAGCGGACTTCACTCTTAACCTATTGGAACCGGATATTGACTTGTTGGTGATAGACTTCATAGGGTTAGAAAAGGGTGCCAAAGGGTATGCCGATTACTGTGAACAGACTTCGACCGGCTATATCGAGATAAATAGACGCCTAGGGTGGTCAGAAACCATTCACACATTGATACATGAAATAGTTCATGTCAAACAATACTCTGAAAGGTGGTTGACCCAAACGGAACCTCAATTGTGGATGGGCCAACCTGTTAGGGTTCCGTATCTTGAAAGGGAATGGGAAATTGACGCATACAATCTTGAAAAGATGGTCATTACGGACTATCTGATGTCGTTTTTGGATAAAGAAGTGTCGGATTTGGATATCGACTCTGCGCTGTCATGGTACATCCTGTCTGTGTATGCAGACAGTCTTGATACCCCGATCCTATCCGCCGGGGCTTCCCAGAGACTGAAAAATCTCATTACGAGTCAATGGGATACTGTATCGGTCGAAAAGTGGGGTGATTATGTCACTATGACCGATGACCTGAATGTGATAAAGTATCCCCGGTATGTCCAGAACGAAACGGAACGGATCATCAAGGGATTTTCGGAATGTTGAGTCTTGTTCTTCTGGTGGTGGGGATTGGCGTGGCATTGGTTGCCTATCGGCTCTGGGTCGATCCGCCCGAACCATTGATAACGATAGGAATCAGTGAATACATGACCCTACTCTATGGCGAGACAAAGAAGGAATTCATGGGCGCGGCGTGTGATACGACCGTTACTATGAAGATTAACGAATATCGGAAACTGTGTGAGGGATCAAAACGTGGATGACAAACTGACTGTAGGTGACTTAATTCGTCAGGCTTTGGATAGTGTCAAGGTCGATGGCCTGTCCAAACCTGACATGCTTTCGAAGGCTATGGAACTGTCCGGTGCCCCCTATTCATTCGTGGAACTGGTCTTCGATAGAATGGGGCGGGTGTAGTCGAGGTAAGTGGTAGGGTAATGTATCATTTATTAATAAATGGCGATTGTGTCACCAATATGAACGAATTAGCCGAAAAAACGGTAGATATCGTCATCACATCACCACCTTATAACATTGGCATAGGTTATGGCGTATATGATGATAACAAAACTAGAAACGATTATCTAAAATGGATGAAAGAAGTTTCTTTAGCAATTAAACGTGTTTTGATTGATGATGGGTCACTTTTCCTTAATATAGGCGATACTTGTAAAGACCCATGGATTACTCAAGATGTGGCGTCTATATTCCGAGAAGATTTTTATCTCCAAAACAGGATATGTTGGGTAAAGTCTATATCAGTGAATAATGACACGATAGGTCATTTCAAGCCTATCAATAGTAAGAGGTTCCTTAACAACAATCATGAAAACATCTTCCATTTTACCAAATCAAATAAGGTATATATTGACAAGCTTTCTATCGGTGTTCCATTCAAAGACAAGTCAAATATAAATCGCAGAGGTCATTCCCAAGACAAAAGATGTGCCGGAAATGTGTGGTATATTCCTTATCAAACAGTTAATAATAAGGATGGAAAATTCAATCATCCGGCAGGATTCCCTTTAGAATTGCCGAAGAGGTGTATAAAGATGCACGGTAAAACTGATGGTGTTGTATTAGACCCGTTTGTCGGTTCAGGAACTACGCTTGTTGCCGCCAAAGAACTGGGACACAGTGGGATAGGTATGGACATAGACGAGACGTATATCGCGATTGCGAAAACGAGGCTGGACAGGTAACATGAAAAAACCTATCACGGTCTGTTGCCGAACCTGTCGATTTTACGATGGCCGTTCCTGCACATTCGAGAAGTTTCTTGAATTCGATCCGGTGCAGGGATATCTACCAATTACGGCATCATTTGCCGTAGACAGATGCAAACACCTCTACTGGAAACCTAGAAGAAGTTTTCTCAAAAAAGTTTATGGTATGTTGCAATCAGTGCTTGACATTCTTTAGTAAGATATCCAGAAACGTGCGAGCGGTGGTCCGCAATGATGGCGCATTGATTGCTATCGGGTTTGCCAAGAAATCAGAAGCCCAAGCATGGCTCAATCCAGAATTAGATAAAATGGGAGGATAACCTAAATACGGAGTAGTTAATGTTACGAAGATTTTTCAAACGATTTGTTATTGCGAGACAGTTAAGAGCCTACCACGAGATTGCCGCCATTATTCAAAGGGCGGAATACAGAGGCGAAACTGTCGAACATGTCAGAGAAGAAATTCTTGAAAAAATGAGACAATTTGAATGAAGTGGGCCGGGGTATTATCCCCGGCTTTTCTTATTCCCTAATTACCTGTAAAGGGGATTGGGTATGGTCAAAAACAACTACATCTTCGGATTGCAAAGAACAGGGACCAATTACCTGTCCGAACTGCTATGGCGAAACTTCAATAGTCGTAACCTGAATCGTCAGAGTGAGGCTTGGAAGCACTCTATAGAACCTTATGAACCGGAAATCATCAATCCCTATTGTCTGATATTCTGTATCCGCAAGAACCCCTATCTGTGGGTAGAATCTCTATGTATCCGCAATCATGTCGATTGGCTATATCGACAGACAGACTATCCGGCAGATGAGCGAGACGTTTCCGAAGATTACCTGCTAGGAGAAGAAAGGTTGAATATCATCAATCTTGCAAAAACATATCGGGATTGGGCATGTAACTGGTGTGTCAATGGGTGCGATTACCCTGTCAGGTATATCCGATACGAAGATCTGTTAGATGATCTTGAACTTGACTATTTCCTGAACAGTTTGGCGAAACCCATGGGGTTCAAGAGACCTGTTGACGGCTGGCGGTTGGTCATGCCCGGTGAAGTCTCGCAATCCCGGAATTTCACGGAACGCATGAAAGAGGCTTACGAACTTCAGAAGCCTCAATACCTGACCCGCAAACAGATAGACGCCATCAACGACACAATCGGCAAAGACCTTATCAAGTCTTTGGGATACCGTGTTAGATAAATAAGATAGAAATACATCAATTCAGGATATCACCTATCATGGAAAAAGACAAGAAAAAAGATGCCAAGAAAAAGCAAAAGGATACGGAAGTCGTGATCAATCCAGAGAGCGAAGCCGTTGAAGAAGCTGTCGGATATTCCGAACGCAAGCGCCGCTCGCGCACCATGCGCCGCTTCAAGAGGCGTTTGGAGATTGGCCGCAAGAGACAGGATCGTCGCAAAGCCGACAAGAAACGGCTAGGTAAACGGTCGCGTAGAGCGGCTATCAATCTGGTGCGAAGCAAAGTCGGCGGCAAGGATTACAAGAACTTGTCGATTGGTCAGAAGATGACAATTGACCAGAGAGTTTCGAAACGCAAGAAAGCCCTTTCCCGTATCGCCACACGTCTTATGCCGAATGTCCGACGCAAGGACAATTCCAAGCTTTTCCGTAAATCGGTCAATGAAGCGTTTGAACTGGCGTTTGAAAGCCATGTCCCGCTAAAACGTCCACATCAGATGATGGAAAAGGACGGAAAGGTAAAGACTGACAAGAGATTCAAGATCTTCCGTAAGAAGGTTGACGAAATGACCGATTACGAGTTGGCAGACTTCGCACAATATGTCGTGGAGTCCGAGAATGCCAGTTTGAATGAGAATTGGGAAGATGCCTATTACCGTAGCGGCAAGGGCAGCAACAAGAAACCTGACCCGAAAAACGATATCATCAAAAAAGCATTGGACGCCTTGAACAAGATGGTGTCTTCGAAAGGTGCCCGTCAATCTATCCAAGGATATGCCTTCGATATCACCCGGTCATTCAACCTCAGCATCGGTCCCCGTGAATTGGCCAACCTCTATACCAAGACATATGGAGTGCCCGAGGGTTTCGAAACCTATCGTACCGAATCGGAAGTCAATGACCTATTCGAAGAGAATTCATGTGCCCTTGTGACAAGGGAACAGATGAAGCGTTTCGAAAGTGTCGTGGATCAGCTTTTCAAGAAGTATGGAATCGACTTCGAATTCACGAAGCATTTCGGTGAACGTCTTTCCCATGGGCGGAATGACCCATGTATTACCTTAAAGGAATTGGCAGAATTCATCAAACGTATCTATGCGTCCCAAGGACGTAAACTGAAGGGAATTGTCGGTGCCGAAGCCGTTCTAAAAGACATTCAAAAGAACCTGAATATCCCCGTAGCCGTAGAATACGATTCACGTAATGACGAGATTGATGTTGTAATGAAAACTATCATGCGCAAGGCCAATTTCAGAACCCCAAACAAAATCATCAAGTATTGAGTGTAATCATGGAATTTGAGTTCACCTTAGAACATATGAAGTCCGCCATTCCGACCAATAAAGAAGTCGGTGAATGGTACATTATTGCATTAGAATTGTTACCACAATACGATATTACGACCCCCGAAAGGGTTGCCGGGTTCCTGTCCCAATGTGCCTATGAAAGTTCTGAATTCAAGGTATTGGAAGAGAACCTTAATTACAGTGAAAAGGCATTGCTTCGCGTATTCGGTAAATACTTCGGACCCGGTATAAGGGATGCTAAAGCCTATGCCCGAAACCCCGAAAAGATCGCCAATGCGGTTTATGCTAGCCGAATGGGGAATGGTGCAGAACATTCCGGTGATGGATGGAGATTTCGGGGTCGCGGTGTCATTCAATTGACCGGCAAGGACAACTATTCCAGCTTTGCCCAATATGTCTATTCGATCCGTAAAGAGGTTATGACGTTTGACGAAGTGATTGAATACCTGACCACGAAACGCGGTGCCATGGAAGCGGCTTGTTGGTATTGGAAGGTGAATGGTCTGAACGCGGCGGCGGATCGTCGCGATGTAAAGAGCATGACAAAGCTTATCAATGGCGGCACGAATGGACTGACCAAACGCCAGACAATCTATAAGCGTGTCATGGCCAGTCTAGAGCCTGTACATGAACCCCATGCCATTACCCGGATATTGGGTATCGGTTCGGAAGGTGAGGATGTCAAGACCCTTCAACGGGCGCTGAACATCAAGGCCGATGGGAAATTCGGCCCGCAGACACATCGGGCGGTAAAGCTGTTTCAGACGGCAAACAATTTGTATCGGGATGGAATCGTTGGTCCGAAAACCCTAGAAGCACTCGGAATACCCCATGCCCATTAAAAGAGACCTGACACCACTAGACAAGGAATTTCTGGCAAGAGAGAAAGGATACGATATGCCTAAAGACAAAATGGACAAAGTTGATGATGACGAATTGGAAAAGGATTTCGATGACCGTGAAGACAAGGATATCGACAATGACGGTGAAGTAGACGATGAAGACGAGTATCTGCACAATCGCCGTAAGAAGATCGACAAGGCCATTAAAGAGGCATTCGATAGACTCTAGTATTTCATAAATACTACAGAACCGAAACAACTACTAGGAGTAGAGAAATGAGTCTATGGGGCAAGACCGATACCGCAGCATCGGCACCTAAATCTTCACCGGCTTCCGACAACACGAAGTTGTTCTTTGTCGATACGACAGAAGCCGCTGTTGCTTCGAACCGTGCCAAGGGTCTAAAAACCCCCGGCTGGAACAAGTTCGAAACCTACGTTGATGCGAATGGCAAGACACGCTATCGCGCCGAAACCCTCATTCCGATGAAGGTCACGGCAGTTGCGGCAGGTGACGCCGGTATGACAGGCAACACGACTATCGAAGACGCTACCGTTGCGGATGTCTAATAGAGGGGCGTAAAGCCCCCCTATTTTTGAGGTGATACATGAAGCTTGACGAAGATACATTCATCATGTTCGCCTCACGTCATTATGATATAGGAAACATGGCAACGATTGACGATTTCATTGCCGATACCAAACGTTTCAAATATCTAAGGAAACTATTCAGCCGTTACAAGAATAAGAAAGAATTGAGGGTTCGTTTGATCCTCAATCATCTGGTAGTCATATACAATTGTTTCGGGGATGCAGCAACCCCTATGTTGTTCTATAAGCTTGCCGATCACCTAAAGGAATTGAAACCTTTCCTGATATGTATCAACAGGCTACCCGAAACCGTTGTGTTGAACGGTCAATTCATAAATACTGTTGACATTCAAATAGACGAAGTAATCGTAAAGGAATTAAGGGAACTGCTTAGAAATGATCGTTGACGGTTTTTTAGTATACTCATTCATTAGAAGACTGACGAAGCCTTTCACTAAATGGAAGGCTTATCGTATGGGTATCATTGACCGTAACGGAAATGTCCTGAAAAAGCGTAAGGAATTCACGGATCAGGAAAAGCGTTCCTTCAGTCGCATGGACTCCCTTATTCTGAGACTACGTAAGCTGGTTTCTTCTAATCCTGTCGGAGCATCGGTCATATCAGGATTCGTCCCGGCTTCCCTTTATCTGATCAAGGAAGGTATCGAAGCCGTCGAAAACGGCCATGAACCTACTGACGACGAATTGATGGAAATGCTGGAAACCTATACGACATATGCGCAGGAATTACTAGAGGATGCCCCGACCAATAGTGCGGGGTCGGGTGCCATTGCCGGGATCGGGGTCGGTCCTGACGGCGAACCGGGGCTAGACAAAAAGGCCATAGCCCGTCACAAGAAACGTAACAAGATGATAAGGCGCAGACCATGGGCGTAGTTGTATCGGCTGTATTGGGGGCCATTACCTCACTGGTGCCAGAAGTGCTTTCTTTGATGAAGAAGAAAGAGGATTACAAGTATCAATTAGCCTTACAAGAACTATCTATCAAGAAAGCTTCGATTGATGCACAAACACGGCTGGAAGTATCGAATATTCAGGCGGATGTTGACGAGGGAAAATCTCTTCGAGATCATGATTCTACCCTTGATGGCGGTGTCTTTCTTAATGGACTTAGAGCAAGTGTTCGGCCTGTCATTACCTATTGTTTCTTCCTTCTTTTCGTATTTGTCAAGATTGTCGGGGTCATTCTGATATTCAAGAATAACGGCGGGTTTATCGACCTGTCGATAGCATGGACAGAAGTATACCCCCTTGTGTGGGGTATGGATGAAAAGGATTTGTTTGCCGCTGTCATGGGATTCTGGTTCGGTAGCCGGGCCATTGACCAATCAAAAAGAAAGAGGGGATAACCCATGACCGATTCGAATGACCAGATACGTAACGAATTCTATTTCAAGTTCAAGGAACTGAATAACGACATTCAAGAAATCAAGGAACGTCAACAAAGGTTTGACGAGAGGCACCAACAATATGTTGACCGTCAGAATGACCTTGAAAAGAAGATGATCGCCCTACAGGCCGACATTTCGTATATCAAGAAAAACCAAGACGCATTGAACAAGAACCTGTCAACATTCCTATGGTTGATCGGCGGCGGATTCATTACGTCGCTAGTGGCATGGGTGGCTAAAGGAGGATTGTTCGGTGGCTAATCTTTTAAAACAGCTTTGGATCAACAAGGGCGCTTTTGTAATTGGAGCGTTCCTATCAACCATGATTCATGCCGGGATATATTACGCATTCTATCATGCGCCTGACGTGCCCTACGGGAATATAGAACGGGTGGTGGTAGAACGTATATCCCCGACCGAAATTCATTACAAGGCCAATTTCGTCAAGTATCGGGAAGAATGCAAGTTTCAGCAACTGGTTCCTTTTCTAATCGTGACCGGGGAATTCGTCAAGACTCAATATGTCGAAAACACGGGACGCGGTAACAACGATAACCGGGCGCAGGGTCAACAATCACTAAACATCAACATAGATACCAAGGGTCTTGACCCCGAGGTGATCGAATTGCGCACCCGTCATGTCTGCGAAGTTGATGGAAAACAAGTGAAAGTCACGAAAATCTTCGATAGGTTCAAGACCCCTTAATTTTCCTCTTGACAGAATGTTCGGCGACGGTAAAATCCTTATTAAGCCATTGAAGAATATTTAAAGGATTCTATGAACTATATTGATGTGAAGTTTGTAGGGATGATTTCGTCCCGGTTAGAGTATTTCAAGGTCAAGAACACCAATCCTTATAGGGCCAATTTCCGTTGCCCTATCTGCGGTGATTCCAGCAAATCCAAAAGCAAGACAAGAGCATGGTTTCTTGACCACAAGAACGATTGTGTGTTCTATTGTCACAATTGCGGGGATAGCCGAAGCCTCAGAAACTTTCTGAAAGACCTTGACCCGGCCATGTATGATGAATACATAGTCGAATCGAAGCTGAACAAGTACAGAATGAAAGCCCCGACCGGGGCTGTCCCGAAGGGACTTGATTCGTTAAGGAACAAGCAACCGAACTTCAAGAGATCTGGCAGCTTTCTAAGACGAATCAAGAAAATCAGCCAATTACGCTATGATCATCCTGCCAGACAATATGTCAACAAGAGGATGATTCCCCCGAAGGTGCATCATCGTCTATACTATACCCCAAAATTCAAGGCTTGGGTAAACGAGATACAGCCGGGTAAACTCGGGGATGGGTTTACCGAAGAACCACGTTTGGTCATCCCTTTTCTGGATAGGGACGGTAACATGTTCGGCTTTCAGGGTCGGGCATTCAATCCAAAAAGTCTGCGTTACGTTACGATAATGCTTGACGAGGATTCCCCAAAAGTCTATGGTCTTGACTTCGTGGATTGCGACAGACCTTATCTGGTGGTGGAAGGTCCGTTAGACAGTCTATTTTTAGAAAATTGCATAGCCATGGCCGGGGCCGATGGATCGGAACGGGGATTACCGAATCCCGAAATGGCAACCTATGTGTTTGACAATGAGCCAAGAAACCCGGAAATCGTCAAACGTATGGAAAAGGTTATTGGCCGTAAATCGTCTATATGTATCTGGCCAAAAGGAATACGTTACAAGGATATCAACGATATGGTATTAGGTGGCTATACCAACGTTGATGTGCAGAAAATGATTGAGTATAGAACATTCAAGGGGCTTCGTGCCGAGTTTGAATTAGCAGAATGGAGACAATGTTAGTATGAAAGTGCGTTTAGTTAGCTATAGCCAACCTGCCGAAGAATTCAGGAAAGAGGGTATCAACGACGCCCAAGACCTGATTGCCTTCTGCGCCAAGGTATCGAACCCTTCCGGGCAATTCAACATGATGAATTCTAGGCGTCTGTTGAATTACCTGATCGACAACAAGCATTGGTCGCCATTCGAAATGGCATCGGCATGTGTCGAGATTTCAACGACTCGGGATATTGCCAGACAGGTTTTGCGGCATAGATCCTTTCACTTTCAGGAATACTCTCAAAGATATTCGGACCCCACCAAAGACTTGTCTTTTGTCACTAGGGATGCGAGATTACAACACCCGACCAATCGTCAGGATAGCCTAGAGACCGAAGACGAAATCCTAATGAAGCAATGGATTACCAAACAGGAACAAATCATTCACGAGGCCGGGTTGGCATATCGTTGGGCAGTCGAGAATGGTATTGCGAAAGAACAGGCCAGAGTGGTGTTGCCCGAAGGCAACACGGTATCTAAACTCTATATGAATGGCACATTCCGTAGCTGGATACACTATATAGAATTACGGGCCGGAAACGGAACCCAAAAAGAACATATGGCATTGGCCAGAGAAGTGCAGAAAGTCATTTCGTCCGTGTTGCCAATGGCAGATCAAATTCTGTCATAAAGTTACCAAACAGTATTCTTCAAAAATAGGGGGCGACAATCCCCTATTTTTTGTCGCCAAAAAAAACAAGAAAAGGAATCCAAATGCTTCAGAAAAATGCGCGTAGTCTGATGGCCGATGCCAAGTTCTTTGAAAGCTATTCCCGTTGGGATGATGTGAAAGGACGTTACGAGACTTGGGATGAGGCTGTCGAGCGTGTCATGAAAATGCACCGCGAATACTATGCCGACAAGATGACCGATGAATTGTCTGACCTTATTGACGAGGCTGAAACTGCCTATAAGGAAAAGCGTGTCTTGGGGGCGCAAAGGGCATTGCAATTCGGCGGTGAACAATTGTTGCGTCATCAGATGAGGTTGTACAACTGTTTATCAACACACGCTAGCCGTGTAGAATTCTTTGGTGAATTCTTCTACGCTTTGTTATGCGGGGCAGGAGTCGGGTTTTCCGTCCAGTTTAGACATATCGAAAAACTGTCTGATGTGGTTCAGCGCAAGGGATCGGCGAAGATTCATGTGGTCGAGGATTCCATTGAGGGATGGGCGAAGTCTCTTGATGTTCTGTTATCGTCGTTTTTTGTTGATGGCGGCAAACATCCTGAATTCAAGGGGAGACGGGTCTATTTCGATCTATCGAAGATTCGTCCGAAAGGTTCCGCTATTTCAGGCGGGTTCAAGGCCCCCGGCCCCGAACCCCTGCGCCGCGCCCTTGACTTTATCGAACATCTTTTGAATGATATCGTCTTGAATGGCGGCAATCGCCTAAAGCCGATTCATGTTTATGATATTGCAATGTATGCGGCAGATGCCGTTATTGCGGGTGGCGTTCGCCGTTCTGCGACGATTTGTTTGTTTTCGCCCGAAGATACGGAAATGGCCATGGCCAAGACCGGGGATTGGTATATCAAGAACCCACAACGCGGTCGCTCCAATAATTCCATGGTTTTTGTGAGGTCGGAAACAACCCGTGAGCAATTCTCAAAGGCCATGAAGCCTATTCGACAGTTTGGCGAACCCGGATTTGTATTTGTTGATGACCCTGATTTCACCTTTAATCCCTGTGTCGAGATCGGCAAGCTTCCAATATACCATTACGATGACGGTACTACCGAAACGGGATTTCAAGGATGTGTTGCGTATGATACCAGACTTATCACCAAAGATGGTATCGAGATCATCGGCGACGTGGCAAGCGAAAATAGGTCGGTCGAGATATGGAATGGAGAAAGATGGTCAAGAGTTAGCCCGATTAAGACCAATGAAGGTGTTGACCTGTACCGGGTCAGATTTGGTGATGGGTCTTATCTTGACGCTACCGACTACCACAAATTTCTTGTGAAGAACCGTTTTCAGTCAGAATATCAGGAAGTGACTACCAAGGAACTTATCGGACTATTGGAGACAAGTCCGTATCCGATTTCTGTACCGCGTTCCAATATCGTCATGGAAGGTGGGGTGAATGAGCCGTTGGCTTACGATTATGGATTCATTTTAGGTGATGGTTGCGCAACCTTCCAAAATGGAATAATAAGAAAGCCGTTTGCTGAAGTTTATGAACAGGAGTTTGGTTATGATTTCCCATTTGTTTCAGCGCATAAGGGGGCTATTTCTGTACGATATGGTACTAGCTTTTATCGCGTTTATTTTGATGGGGTTAGCCGAGAATTCTCTTATGATCTGAAATACAAAAATGGACTACCGAAAGAGATTTTTTCTTGGGATTATGAAAGTCTGAAACAATTCTTTATGGGATGGTGTGATAGTGATGGTAGCAAAACGACTAATGGTTTACGTATCTATGGGCGCGAAGATAAAATACGAGACGGTCAACTTCTTCTGAGCAAGATGGGAATTGATTCATCAGTTAATTTGATGGCGAAGAAGGGGGAGAATGCGAACGGACGGGTGCGTAGAAATGATGTGTGGTATATTCAAGTAGCAAACCCAAAAGACCTGAAGTCTAGTAAGTTTACTTCAACTGCAAGAAAGGGGCGGATCATGAAAGGTAAATTTCAGACCGTCCGTTCAATAACCAAACTTGAGGGGAAGTATGATTCTTACTGCTTCGAGGAACCGGAACTGCACCAAGGGGTGTTCAACAATGTGTTGACAAAACAGTGCAATCTCACAGAGATCAACGGGGCCTTATGTACATCCAAGGAAGATTTCATCAAGGCGTGTCGTGCCGCTTCCATCATGGGTACGTTACAGGCCGGTTACACCGATTTCAAATTCATGTCGGATGTGACTAAGAAAATCTTTGAAAGGGAAGCCCTTATCGGATGCTCTATCACCGGCTGGATGAACAGCCCGGATGTGTTGCTTGACGACAAGAACATGCAGGAAGGGGCCAGTCTTATCATGGACCTTAACAAGCATGTCGCCAAGATCATCGGTATCAACCCGGCAGCACGAGGAACATGTGTCAAGCCGTCCGGTAACGCATCGGTCTTGCTCGGAACCTCTTCGGCCACCTCAGCCGAACATTCGGAATACTATATCCGCAATGTGCAAATGTCCAAGGATCAGGAAGTCGCTCAATTGATTGCCGAAAGGTGTCCTTACATGGTCGAAGAAAGCGTGTGGTCAACTGGACGAACCGATTATGTCATTTCATTCCCCGTTGTCGCCCCGGAAGGGTCGATCTTCAAGAAGGATGTCAAGGCGGTTGAAATGCTTGAAATCGTCAAGAAGATTCAACAGAATTGGGTAGAGTATGGAACTGATGAGTCTCTTTGTGTGGATAAACGTCTACGTCACAATGTATCCAACACGATCAATGTCGGCGATGATGAATGGGATGAGGTCGAGAATTTCGTTTATGATAACCGGGATCATTTCGCGGGTATCGCCATGCTCGGGAAGTCGGGGGACAAAGACTATAACCAAGCCCCGATGACTTCAGTAATGTCCGAAACCGAACTGGTCGAGAAATATGGTAGTGCGGCCTTGTTCGCATCCGGTCTTATCGTGGATTGCTTTCAGGGATTCGCAAACCTTTGGGATGCCTGTTTTGTGGCTCAACAGAACCCGGCAGATCGACCTTCTGGGGAAAATGGCGATCAACAGGCGGATTGGGTGCGCAGGTTCCAGAAATTTGCGGCAACCTATTTCATGGACGATAGAGGATATACCAATGAGGAATGGTCCGATGCTTTCCGGGGTGCCATGAAGAATGCTGAATACTGCCTCAAGGACGTGTACCTGTTGCACCGCTGGACGAAGATTCAACAGAACATGGTGGATATCGACTTCGCGAGAGACTTGACAGAGAAGACATTCACGGATATTGATACGACCGGCGCACAGGCTTGTGCGGGGGGTGCCTGCGAAATTTAGTCAAAATCT